AGTAGTGTTCTCCCATTATTTATTCTTTATTATTTTTTATTTTGTTATTTTATTATTTCATTTCATTTCTCACTTATTTAATATTATTTATAGTTTATCTTATTATTTCCACTCAACTTAATTGAAAATATTCTCCAGTTCATTCATGAAATCAGTGGTCTTCTTGACAGTTATTGAAGTTGTCCTGTTATCACAGAGCTTTTGATACTCAGTTTTAATTCTGGCAACTCCTAATTTCTCAAACAGATCCTTTATATTTGCATTCTTCTTAAACATCTGGGATGCTGTTGCTCTCACTATGTCTTCATTTTGCATTTTAGTCAATTTTAGCTCTTCTCTGTGCTTGACTCGAAAGATTGTCGTTGCTATCACTTCAATGGGAAACATGTCAAATGTGTACTCATAACCTGTAGCATAAAACCAGTAGTAATCATGATCAGGACTCATACCTATTGCAAGTGCTAACTTGTTGCCTTGATCTAATCCAGGTTCGACCACTTTAGGACCTTTATTAACATATTCATGTTTATCCCAATCATATGAGTGGCTTGTTCTGTTCAATCTAATAGCTGCAATAGGTATAGCCATAAATCTGTTGTATGACAAAGTGTTGAAAATATTGGAAGGTTGAGCATTTGGAACAATATTGAACACTGAAACATCATTATGAAGACCTTTAACCCTCTGTATATTACCAGCTTTCTTTGCACGGTTCATCTTCTCAGAATTTGTTATTATCTTGTAACACTCGGAAATAGATATATTACCCATGTAATCTGTTATCTTGTATGGGTCACTAGTTAAAGCCAACTCTGTGAGAGTGTTGTAAGTTACATCCGTAAAATTGTTCAACCTTGAACCTTGTAAACCATCACTTACTTTGAATTTCTTGCCATGGATGTTGACTTCTCTGATATCTGTGATGTTATGCTCAACCTTGTTCACATAAATCTTAGTATTTTGCTTGCTTGATGCCATCTTAGTTAAAATGTTAAATAGCTTGTACTTGATTAAAAAGTTCTTAAACGACTTGAACCCTTAAGACACCTATTATTTATATGATTGTATTTGTTTTTATTTGTTTTATTTTTAGGGAGTTCACTACT